AGACACCCTGCCAGTCCTTCTCCTGTCGGAGGTAGGACCTCTGCTTCGGCTACGGCACTTTAAAGGGTAAAGTTACCGGGTGGATTTTAACCACCTAGATTGTGTGACTGTGAGGCGCACCAAAAAAATCCCCTCGCTAGGAGGGGTAGTGAAGGGGAATAAATGAGAAAAGGTCTATATTCCAACTCCATTTTCATCCATCCTTTCAGTTTTTGGGGAAAAAAACAACCCCGCGATGAGGTTAAAAAAATGCTAGAATGTAGAATGTTAAGGTAAGAATATTAGGAGGATTAAGAGAATGAAAACTGGACCAAAAATATTCTCAAAGAAGTCGCTCTTTATACTGGTAGCGGTAATTCTTGTGATTGTATTTCTTAAAACTATTTTGAAGATAATTTTCACATCCCTCATTGTGTTTGTTTTTGTGGCATTGATCGCTATGGCGAGCTTCCTTTTGATACGTCATAAAATAAGAAAGAAAATCAATGCAGTAAAACAAATTAGACGTGTGCGATAGGTATTTTGAAGTTTATAATAGAAGCTTTAGACCCTGGCTAATACTGAAGCCTTTGTTTTTGAGCTATTTAGGTTCCACTTGCCTATCGCCTGATTTAGTTGGAATCCATAAAAAATAAGCCTTTCGGCTTCAACTCAATGTAAACTCATAGATGATCTTCATAGTCTTAGCACTTGTTTTTACAATAGGTGATCCAAGCAACTTTCTAGCCATGAGATTATAATTCTTTATATTAGTTGGTGGCCCAGCTATTGTTGCAATATAAGTCAACGACTGCCCTGAACCAGCAGTTGCCCACTGACTTATTGTATAAAATGTAAAAGTGTTTGTTCCATCTGAAAACGCCGACATATATTCTCCACTAAAAGTATTTGCAACCGTTACCGTTCCTGCTGTCCAATTAACCGTGTATGTTCCACCTGTCGTACTTGATACTCCTGACATGGCATACAATACGCCGCCAACATAAAACAAAGTATTAAGATATGTGGTGAATACCTTTGTCTCCATGAGGGTTAGATCAGACATTCTTATTCTTGCACAATTATAAGAGTTTGCCGTTTGGCAGGATAAAAACAAATATGTTCCGTCTGTACAATGAACCGAATATACATACCCTGCATTATATCCTAACCCTGTCGTTGAAGTAACATAAGTCATAGTCGATAAATTTAATTTATAAATTTGTCCTGTTCCAGACTGCCCAACATAGTAAAAATAACCACCGCTCACAACACCCCGATTAGCCCACGGAGGATTTGGCAATACATATGAGGCAATTTCCTGAAATGATGTCGGATCAATTTTATACAGCGTATATACTGTTCCAGAATACTGATAACCCCAATAATATCCATCACCTGCAATTACCCACACATAAGTTCTCGCACATTTTCCTATCCAAGTCCAATTAGAAGCAGTGGCTTTTCCGACTATATTGTAATTTGTTAAAGTTTCTGGATAGGCATAAGCCCAACATATACTGTTGATAGTTCCATTCGCACAATTCGTAGGAAAGTCAAAAACCCAATGAAGGAGCGATTCTGATCCGAACGATTCCACAATATTACAACTACCTTCTACAGCACTACCGCCTGCATAGGAAACGCGATTAGACCATCCAATAACATTTCCAGGAATGTTTGCTTCTGTTGTTGGTGATTCTGTCATAGTTGAATCTGTCAAAACTAAATATCTAAGCATTCCGTCTAGAGTGTTAGTATTTCCTGGAAGTTCGATTCCGCCATTTGGAATACCTGAACCAAAAATAAACTTCTGTACCTGCTTGAATATTTGGTTAGCAAAAAATGGTGATACAAAATTATAGCCTTCTTGAGATTCTAAAAGTTCACCTGTCTTTGCATCGTACAATTCTATACGGCATAGTCCTTTTACTCCGAGAACGTTTGTATTTACCTCTAAAGTGTCATGCATATATTCACCCCTTTCTAAGTTAACGTGACTGTGCATATTGATTCAGAAATCGAAATCGCTGTACGAGTTACCATTGCATCCGAGAATGACTGACCGCATTGTATATCAAATGCAGCAGAAACAGTTGATTCGTTAACTGCTAATATTGGCAAACTGCTTATCGACAATGTATCTGCAAAAGATTTATATATAAAGTAATTCGATCCACTCCCTCCACTAGTTGAGGTTAAATTTGTTGTACCGTCAGGATGGATGTAAGCAAAGGCATTTCCTGACCCATCGTAGAAATATACCGAACCATCTTCCAGCGTTTCAATATATCCTTGATTAACTCCAGTCAAAGATCCTGGAACAACTCGAATGGCGGCTCTATTCGGAACTCCAGCCGTAACGTCAACCCCATTATTCAGAGAGCCTCCATGGGTTCCTACGTGTTGGATGTCCTGAACCATTGCATCTATTGGACTGCCACCTGTAATGTCAGGGGAAACAGGTGTGAAAGATGTGCCTAAGCCCTTTCTGTTAATCGTTCCTGAGAGCGTTCCATTAAATCTGAATTCCTGACGTATGATTTTAGCCTTTTGCGACGCTGTAGCGTATTGAGAGTCCCAATAAATCACATCGCCACATTCCAAACTTGGGTCCATCCAGCTTTCCGACTCATACAAATATATCCCTTGGCACTCTGCGGCTACCCAATTCAAAACATTCGTGACCATGGGGGTTGTCGTTAGTAGTGGATTTCCACTTAGGTCAACCCTATTAATAGGCTGTGACGAGGCGTTATTAATCACTGACTGAGATGTCATATTCGTGATGGTGTTGCCCATAAGTGTTATTAATACACTTCCAGTTCCTCCGCTCACGGTTATGTTAGCACCATCTGGATAAAAGGCTCCCGAGACAAAGGTTCCTCCTGTCACCGTTGGAACTATGGACGAGCCATTAGCGGAAGTATTATAGGCACACCAAACTGTTGCCGTTCCAGTGATTGAGAATGTACCGCTAAATATTAAACTAGCGCTGCTTGATTCTCCATAGGAAGATAAGTTTGCGGTAAAATAGTTGTATTGGTTTTGTGTAGCTATTTTTGGATAAGTCTCCTGCATAGCCAGAGTCAATTCTTCAGTATAAGGCATTGTGTTAAGGGGTTGGTTGGCAACGCTTGGTTTAATATTCAGTACATTATTTCTGTCCATCCACATAATAGCTGTACCTGCTTGAGCTACATACATAAGCGCGTCATGGTGCGACATAAGGGGTAATAGTCCCCGAGTTATTATATTTTGGAGTGCTGCATCAATATTATAAGTGACTGTGATTCCGGATTGCAGTTGGAAATCTTGGATGATAGCAACAGCTAGATCGTGCAGACTGATGCCGTTTGCTGCCCATAAACCTGTGTAAGTGGTTCCAGACAGAACATCTAGAAGGTCGCGTGCATACAAAGTCGTGGTCAAATAATTGCTATCATTGTGCCAGTTGTATAAATAAAAAGTACCCATAGACACCGACTCAAAGGTTCCACCAGGCAACGCAAGTGTGAATGTAATAGTAATTACCTGTTTATCTTGAAGGTTACTCATATAGGGGCTAAAGCCATTAGCTCCACCGCTTATTGTGATATGTGCTTCTTTCGGTGGTGCATTATTGCCAATTGGGTCTAGTTCCTCGGTGACGACTATCTCGAAAATATCACTGATAGCTGTTCCTGATAAAGTAGCACTCGCAGTTATTGTACGAGGAAATGTAGAAATACTATTATGGAAACTAGAGGATACAGATAACATAACAACCTCCCTTCCTTAACATTCGATGATGTCACACTTGACATTATTAAAGGTCACATTGCTATAGGCATCAACCTTTACATCGTCATAGGCTATGTCCCCTGCATAAAATTGACCACTATAGCTTCCTCCGCTAGCGCCAGGGTCAAGTATTACCGCTGTAAATTGAGGTGTGTTGGATTTTATTTGGGATATCATAGCGTAAAGCTGTGTTGCGCTCATTGTTCCCCACTGAGCATTGTACTTACGCTTGTTTGCTATATATTGTAAATTCATTGTGCCAGCAGCGTTTCGCTTGCTATCCCCGATCATATATAGATTATTTGTTAGTTTTGAGGGTTCTGGCAATGCAGTACCGTTTACAATTATGGTAGCCATTTATTATTCACCTACTTTATTTTGGATAGTTGTAACTTGTATCATAGCCAATTGATTTGCCTAATCGGTCGGCTTCATTCACTGTATATGAGTACATTGTTCTTGCTAAAGTTCTCCCGTCGAGTTGAAGTGTGACATTGATTGGCTGAACTGAAGTGGAATTACCGCTATTACCGCCAGAAGAATTATTATTATTGCCCATCATGCTACCGAGCCGACTTAGCGGAATAACGGCTTCAGGCTCCCCACCTTCTGCAATTACCGCAAGCGTTGGTGATGTGGCGATTCCACCAGTGGCAAGTCCAACAGGTGCAAGAGCAAGCATTCCCATACCTACTTCTGGTGCTACCGCTTCTGCTGCTGCCCCAATAGTAGAAGCAATTCCACCTAAATATGCACCCGCAGATTCAATTCCCCCACTGATAGCTGTACCGATGCCCGACAATCCGATCTCAGAAAGTTGGGTTGCAAGACCAGCTATGGTGCTTCTTAGTGTGGCAAAGGTGCCTATAATGCTTTCAAGAATACCACTGATCCCATCCGTTGCCTCAAGTGCGACTACAGCTGGAGTTCCCTCGAATGCTACCAATGCCTCTTCTGCGACTGCTATACCTGGAGCAACATCTGGTAGTGCTGTAAGAGTAGTCACATTTGGCGTTAAGTCATAAACAAGTAATTCTGCTTCAGCTTCTGCAATACCCAAAGGAACTTCATCTAAGGCTGTCAAGGTTGTTACAGTAGCAATCGGAACAGTGGCAAGTTCTGCTTCTGCTTCCTCAACCACAGGAATCACTTCATCGATTGCTGTTACTGGAACTTCCACAGGTCTGAGCAAACCCAACTTCGTAACGATTCCACTAATAATTCCACCGGCTGCATCTAGGGCAGAGACAATTATCTTTTTCAAAAGGGGTAACGCAGCAAGAGCAAGTCCAATGTCCACAAGCATAGGAGTAATGCCGTCTTTACCTGTGATAGGTATAACGACACCCTTGGTTTGATCACCGCCACCACTACCTAAGCCTGCCTTATTTAGATTACCGAGTGCGTCTACCAAAGAATTGGTAGCATCTGTTTGTGCTTTCACTGCTTCAGCTCCACTGTTAGTAATATTATGAAGTTCATCAAAGCTCATTGTGTTAGCATTAACAGTTTTACCAAGGGCTTTCTGGGCCTGATCTTGGGCATTAGCAGCTGACGTTGCATCATCCATCGAATTCCCTAATTGCTTTGTAGCAGTACTTGCATCAAAAATAGAGGTGTAGTTATTGGCCCAATCTGCTCCTATCTGCCCAAAGTTCAAGCTCATAATGTCTTTAATCGCGCTGGCGGTATCTTCGGCAAATAAGGTGATATATTGGATTCCTATAGCCACCTCATCACTTAAATACTCGATTCCCGTTGCCAGAAATTGTAGGACTTTATAGAACTCTTCAAAGGCAGGAGTAAGGGCATTCACCATGGTTTCTTTCATTTTGTCCCAGCCCTCATTAAGTTTGGCTTGCTGGTTAGAAAGAGTATCCGCTTGTGTTCCGTAGTAACCTGTTGTGCCTTGTAATTTTTCCATGATCATCTGATAAGCCACAGCAGACGTTTGGGCATCTGTCATGGTCTGCCCTTGCTTAATCAAACCTTCACTTAATGCTCTGTTTTTAAGATCCGTCGTGGTTAAACGAATTCCTAGCGTAAGTTTACAAGTTATATATTTTTAAAGCATCTAAGCGTGAATTTATCGGTGTTTATAAGGTGTTTTACGTATTACCTAACAAAGCAAACTCAATCAGATATGCTACAATGATTTTGGACAGTAACAGGTAGTTTTTCTCTTCATAGTTAGGTAATCACTTTAGAATGCCCCTAATCACAGTAGTCCCAAGGCTTTAGGGCTTCCTATCTTGAATAACTTGTAAACTTACGCTAGATCCATTAAACCCCTTGTCTGTCCCTCCATACCACGTTGGAGTGCATCAAAAGCCTCAGAAGGATCAATACCTTTTAATTTTCCTAAGTCATAGGATAACTGAGTAATCTTTTCTGACATTTGCTCCGCTTGGGTTGGGTCAAATCCTAACATACGAGTGTTTGTGTATTCTTTGCCCATCATACCTTCAATGGCCTCTTGGCTAACTCCATAGGAATCACTCAACTTTTTACTAAACTGTTCAGCCTCCTCGGACATTGAACCCATAGAAGCATAAAATCGATGCTCAACATCTTGGGTCTCGGCAGCAAGGTCTTCTAATTCACTTATCCACTCTCCAACTTTCTTCACGACTTCAATGGCAATAAATATTTCAATGGCTCCTGTCATAAGTCCAAAGCCATCCACGACAGCGTTGGAAACTGCCCCTATTTTATCGCCGAAGCTCGCGCTGCCATCAGTCATGGTTTGGAATGCATTTACCACTGAATCTTTGAAGGCTCCAAAATTGGCTTGTATCCCAGAGAAAGAATTGCCTAATGAATCCCTAAGATCCTGTGCCTTATTGTTTACCTCTTCAGCCGCAGCACTAACTGCTTGGAAACTCTTGACTGCTCCTTTAGCAAACTCAGCATGGACTTTATCGGCATCCGTCAGGACTTTCTCATATTCTGTGATGTCAATACCTGCCTCTGCAAAGGTTGTCCTTACCCGTTGCTGAAACTGAGCAAGGCTTTCCCCTGACTCCTGAGCGAAGTTCACAACAACACGCTGACCAGACTGAATTGCTTCTACTAAATTGGTGCTACTAATGTGAGGTATGCCAAAGGACTTAAGAGCTGCCAAAGACTCATCCTTAAAAGTTAGGATTGTATTTTGCGCTTCTTTCATGCTCTCAGCCAATGGCGAAACATCTGCTCCGACACGAGCGATAATATTTCCAACTGTACCACTCAAACCAACCACCTCCTTTCAAATTAAAAATAGAGTTCCTTTTGGGACTCTTTAAAATCTAATAACCGTTCTGCAAGGATATTTTAATATGACCAACTTTCCACCAGTCTTTCAATACCATATATTGGTATTGAATCCAACTATAATAAAAGGAGTGAAGGTGCTATGCATCGTTTTGACCATATGAGCTGTGATCCTTATCCGATATATACTTTCTGTCATCCTGTCCATTCTTGTTATGACCCTTGTCGACAACAGGGAGGGGTAATTAGCAGCGGGTACCAGGGATACCCTGGATACCAAGGATACCCTGTGTACTATGAGCACCATAAACATTATCATGAGCACCATCATAAACACTATGAACATCATGAACACTATGGAGATCATGGGCACGAAGGATACGAGGGATACGAGGGTTATCGGAGAACACCTAGAGAGATAAACTACCAACGACAATTTTACAATGGTCCTGAATACGGAAGGGGTTAGACACTTTTGGTCTTTCTGATTCGATGATTCAAAGGGCTGGAGTTTTAGATTCCAGCCCAAATCATTATAATAGTGTAAACCTGCCCATTGTATTTAATATTCACAAGCCCTGGATTGATGGAATACATACCCTTACTAGGCTTTAAAACAATGCCATCTAAAGACAATGCAACATCTGGCAAATACAATTTGAGCGTTTCCTCTTCCATCTGATAAATATAACTAAAAATGCCCACGTCAAATTCTGGCGTGAGCTTCAATGGGATATTAAACTGCGAATCAAGAACATCGCATTGTGGATCTCCTTTAGCCACGCTTTTAAGGAAGTTGAACATATCTTCCGCAGTTTGGGGTTCCGCACTGAGACTGTCCACGATCTTGTCATAAAACTCCAATGGTTTCTCAACCTGAGCAAAGCATCCAGTGTAATATGCGTTTCGAATATCGCGATACATAAATTCTTTCTGAATTTCCTTGTACCCCTCAATGATAAGGTTGTACTCAGCAGGAGTTAAGTCCCAGAATTCACTAGGACGAACTCCTGCTCGTATGGCAGTTTTATAAACTATATTCCAATCCCACTCTAAATTGCTGTTCCCTGAACATCCTCTGGAGCCACTTTCTGAGTCGCTTCCGGTGGCTGTTCCCCCACCACCGATACTGCGTTTTTTCCGAAAGTCTCATTAATACACTCGAAGGTCTTTTTGATGGCAGTATTGATATCACTGTAATCATCTACAAGATCCATAACCTTATCGGTTGTAATATCTGGCAACTCTCGTCTTAAAGATTCTGCTAGAATTTCTGCCACTTGATCGAATGTAAGTTCTTTCAGATTCCATTTGTCCACATTTGTACCAAAGACCTTTTCTAGCTTTGCAATGCCTCTGAATCCTAATTTTAACGATCTGTCCTGATCTAACGTATAAATAACTGGTAACATATTGCACCTCCAAAATTATTTGTATATTTTTTTAGTTAGTTGGGAATAATTTAACTATCCGATTATAGACTCCACTTTAATCGGAGGAAGAAATCCCATGGCACCAATGTCGTTGCCGTGGGATTTTATTATGAGGTTCTGACCGCAATCGTGCTGTACGTCAAGGGTGTGTACCCTGTTCCAGACACCACAAAGTCAATTTTATGTGCGGTTCCTGCGCTTGCAAATGCGATGCTTGGGGATACTGATCCTGTGTTAAATGTCCCTTGATTCACCCCATCAACATACATAGTATACTGTTGCTGGGTTCCAGCCGTTGGGGTTACTGTGATTGATGTAACTGTTGTGAAAGTATAAGCATAAGCATAAATACCATTTGCAAAAGTCGGAGATAATGATCCTGCTGTACCTGTTAAAGTTAAGCCACTGAGTCCTGATGTCACTGAAGTTCCTATATTAGGTTGACCTGATACCTGAAGCGACATCTTAAAATCCAGTGCCTTTGTCATATCCACGTTAGTCGCAAGATCAAGCTCGTCAATAAATGCAGTTGCCGTCCAACTTGCCCCCGTTATTGAGGGGAAGGTTAAGGTGTATGTATCAACAGTGCCATTGACAAATTTATTATAGAGTAAGTTTTGCCCTGAATCAGCCGTATTGAAGAAACCCTCTGCCACGATTTTTCCTGGATCGGCAAGCCCTGCGAGAAATTGTTTGAACCCTCCTGGACTAGACAAAGTTGTTACGTCAATGGCTGTTCGTTTCATTTGTGGGCTGGTGATTTTAGTGATCGTACCAATATTTGTTGCGCCAACGGTTAATGTTGCGCCTATACCATTCGCTAGATTAGCCAATTAAACCACTTCCTTTCTTAATCGTTATTGTGAATTACCTCAAAGTCTAAAACTCCTTGATATGACCTTGTCCTTGCTTCTTGCATCAAGGCAGGGATAGTGTGAAAATCATCTTGTACTATCAATGCCTGAATTAAAATACCACCCACAGTTGTGAGTGGTAAACTTTCAAGAAGCTTTCGTATTCGTTGCTGTAAATCTAAGAGTGCCCATGAGTCGTTGTGATAGATGTCCATGATATAACCACTATTAAACAACCCATAATTAGAACTTAAATCCTGTTCAGCCTCGCGTTTGTATCTCCTGAACACGCAATAAGGCGGGGGAACAGGATCGAATACAGCCAGATAGTACATTTGGTATTCATTGGTGCCGTTAAAATCTGGAATATTTGTTTTTATCAAAGAATATAAACCATCCTCAATCAATCTGCCCCCACCACCTTATCAACACCCTTGGATAATTCCTCTAATATGGCATCCTTGATTTCATCATAGTGCTTGGTCAAGGCATATTTGAGAAAATGGCTACCCTCTATTTTCTTTCCGCTTCGAGTTGTAAAACCTAAGTCCTTGAAATGTGCATACCAAGCTGTATCGATTACATAGACTTTTTTGCCACTGCGGAATTTTTCAGCCTTAATCTTCATCACATCTGTAAGGTTGCCTCCATCATGGCATTCTTTTCGACCATACCTTCCCAAAAAGGTGCCATTAACAGGTTGCAGATTAGCCAAGGCAAATTTTAAGGCCATGTTTGCACCTGCTTTAGCGGCCTTGGTGACAATGGACTGAGGAAGAACCTCAAGCTGCTTTAATTTGGCAATTAACTCATCTACGCCTTCAATGGTCGATTCTGATGCATGTGAACCTGGAACATAATACGTCATTCCATCACCTACTTTTCAAGCTTGCAGACAATTCGGGTTTCTCTGTGCAAGCCACCAACGTCTTCAACTACCTGGATTAAATATCTACTATTATTAAAATAAACATATAAACCCTGCTGAGGAAGTGAACTATACCTAATCCGAAATTCACAATCAACCTCTGTGTGCATTTGGGATGCTCCAACGTACATTCGACCATTGTTGGGTACATAGGCAGCTCTAAAAGTAGCAACATCAACATAACTTTCGCTTTTATTTCCTATTGGATTTTGAACTTCATCCCGACTTTGTAAGGTGATACTACTTCGCATATCATACTTCATGAACTGCTCACCACCTGATACGTACTGGAATTCATAAGATATATTTTCAGCTTTTCGTATGAACTAGCAAATGCCTCCGCATTATCAGTGTCATACCCAAAGTTAGCCTTGCAGTAAGTCGTAATGGCTTTTTTTATGAGTAAATCAGTGGCAGCACCCACCAACGTAGGATCAACTCCTACGTCAATGAGTTCTGCTTGGACAGCTCCAATTAAATCCTGAATCTCTACATCAAACGAGGTATCACTTGCATCTATTCTCAGATAAGACCTAACATCATCTATTAAAGCCATAAGCTTAACCTGGAATGTCTAGACAAATATCCACTACGTTTCCTGCCAAGGTGGTTGCAAGTGTCACAGTATTATTGCAAATGTTGACTGCATCTACTGTCACTGTGGGGTTTGTTGCTTCCAGAACATTATTGTTGTATGCCTTGCCAATAGTATTTTTGGTTAGGGTAAAGGGCAAACCCAACTTTGACCCTAACCCAACACTCACACCATCCCCTGTACCTGATGAAATTGGCAGAGCAATTTGAGTAACTGTAGCAAAGGCTTTTAAACCCGCCACGACATTGGTTCCACTGAGAGCAATCGTTTCACTAAGAACAGCCCCTGCATAATCAGTGCCCGTTACAATAACATTCCCTGTGCTCGTAGCTATTGCACCCTTGGCGACGATGTTTCGTACCACGTCTGGATTCGTGATACCCGTTGTGATCGTCTGAACTAATGCAGTTAATGTCGTGGAAACTAATACGGCAGTGTTACTTGTAGCAACTGGCGATATTTGATAATCAGCCCTTTGAATCCAATTACAGTTCACTCCAGTAACATTTGTTTGAATTAATTCTCCCATGAAGGGATTCATTGCAGAAATTGACATTTATTCATCTCCTCTTTTATAGAATTCAATATTATCTAAGCGTGCGGTTGCATCATTACGAAGGCTTCTTGTTGAGAGACACCTCCGTCAGCCAAGAGCCATCCTTTATACCAAACATCATTGTTCAAGAATCCGATTTCATAAGACTTCTCGATGAGAATATCCACGCTCAGATTAAAATGATAGAAACGTAAATCTCCAAGAAGAATTTTCCCATCAGGAATATAAGGACTCATGATAACAGGACTTCCCAGAATTCTTCCGACAACTGCGGTGTTGGCATAATCTATTTGCTGACCGTTTGCTGTGGATAATCCCCACTGTGCGTTTTCTAAAAAGATAGGACGAGCCAAAGCATCCTTAATACTACAAACGCCAGAGTATAGGGTATTACTAGACATAACCCAATAAGCACCAGGATGATACGGAGCCGAGAGCATCCCTTTCAGTGCGGTGAAATTATCGTAAGTCAGTGAGGAAAGATTCGCACCAGATTTGCCATAATTAAGCTGATTGCTACCATTCCAAGTGACAGCGTTGAGGATACCAGTAGGTTGGTTATTGGTTGATCCAGTACCATTCAATACAGCATTTTCAATCGCGGTCATAAGTTTTCTGAAGAGTTTATCCACTATGTACGCTTCAAAAGCATCTACAGACAATTGCTCAACCACGCGGGAAACTTGAACAGTCTTAATCAGGTCATATGCTCCTAAAAGCAGATTGTTTAATGCGTCTGTAGAAGATGCTGCTGGGGTGCTTTCTGCTGTCCATTGTGCATCGTTTGTGACATTTTCATAGGGTACTTTCAAATTACCTTTGAGATTGTACTTGCTGATGAATGGATAAACGGCAGAAACAATCAACATTTTCTCTACTACTTGATCAAGGGTGATTTGTGGGATAGCGGCCCCAGCACTACCAGATGCAGAGGTATAACGTAGCTCTACAAGGTTCCGACCATTCCCAATGCAGTTCCCTCGCTCAAGAATGCCGCGTTCCTCAGTTGATAAACGATCCTTACCAGATTGCAACATATGGAAAAATGCACTTCGATACTCTTTTGTCTTTCTGGCTTCTGCTTGGTCAAACTCGGCAGCAGACAAACCACCTTGGCCCATGAAACCAGCCCTTTGCTCGACTACAGGCTTGAAGCCATCAAGATTGCCACCTTTAGTACGCTCTAAAATATCCATTTTTGTAAGGATTCCACGTTCCTCTGTTGCGAGGGTTGTCAACTCTACATCAATACCTTGGATCTCTGTCTCAGTGAGGTTCTGACCTGATTCAATTGAATTTCTGATTTCTGTTTTTCTAGCTTCGATTTCTTTAAGTCTTTTTAACATTTTTATTTCCACCTTTCAAAATTAAAAAATGCCTCGCTCTTTGGCGATGGCATCTACAGCATTGTTTTTCGGAATAGTTCTTTCAGTCTGACATCCCTGGCTTCTATTTCTCGCTGTTCTTTTTCACGCAGTTCTATTTCCTGTTGTTCTATTTTTTGCTGTTCTATTTTCATCTGAGCCTCTTGCTGTGCCTGGATATAGCCCCTTGCCGACACGGAGGTTTGCTCATACGCAGGGAAATCAACCACTGAAACATCGAAGATTTTGTCAAAGTTGAAGATCGTTCGAGTATTGGTTTTTGGATCAAAGGCATCCTTGGCGACTGTAAAGGCAAACGACATCTTATCCAAATGTCCTGTACTCACTAACTCATGAATATCACTCGCCTGTGTGGTGTTCGCCATTCGCGCTGTTATTTCTAGACCTGTGGCATCTACCTTTAAATCTAGCGTTCCAGCTTTAGTGCTTGCTAAGGGAGGTACATGAGCTGAGTGGTTGTATTTCAGAACTACATTTGATAGATCCACACCATTTAAAGCGTCATGGTGTATCTGCTCGTAATACTGTGTTCCTTCATAATCCTGATAAATGGGTGTCGGTGTATCAAACACTAACGCTCTACCATCAAGTGTTTTGAGTAGGGACTGTCCTCCTTCGGCATCCAAGAGACTTGCTCTCAGTTCAACTGCTCTGTACTCGATTTTGTCCTTTGGTAATTCTTTTGTATCATCCTGCATGGGTATTTCACCGCCTTTCTGAATGTTTATATTCACCCGCGATCTGGTTGTCGCGGGAGATGAGCTGGATACTTATTCAAAATCGCCACACTCCTTTTAGGTTTTAGACAAATAAAAAGAAGCCCCACTACTCTGGACTTCTATTTACTCAGGCTCGTTTGTTGACTCATCATTTGGTTCATCTGTTGGCGTGTTGTTTGGTGTATTTCCTGTCTTTGACATTCCCATCTGATAATCATTTTTAATATTTACATCCACAAAATTCAGACTCTCCACGCGTCGTTCCCCACCTTCAATTGCACCTAGTCCAAAAAGCTCACGCATTTCATTGATGGTCAGAGCACCCGTTGGACCTAAGTACTGTATTATAGTGGTTTTGGTTTTATCCGATGTGTACTGGAGTTTGCTAGAGATAAAACTAATCTTATTGCCATAACCTCGCTCACGATCTGTAAAGACCTTATAGGTAAAAGCCTCGCTGTACATTTTAAGAATTGGACTGATGATACTTGTGTAGAAAGCAGATAATTCATCTTCGTTATAGCTAGAGAACACAATCTTTTCGTTAATGTTGAAATACCCAAAGACTTGCTTTTGTATGATTTCCATTTGGGCAGCATCCAGCAAAATTGACTTATTCTCAAATGACTTAAACTCGCCAGTCTCATTATCTGTAATGATAATTCCACTATTATTTTGAATATCAAAGAATCGTGACAATATAGCGTCAGCTTTCTTCTGCATATCTGACATCTTTAGTGTACCGTTGAAGTGCAAACTCCCCCTAATATTAGCGGGTGCATTAGTGGTTGCGTTGATAATACCGTCATGAACTGTATTAGTTAATTGAATAAGTGGATATAAGGCGCTATCATTGGAACTGCCCATGAGATCACTTTCAAAATAGTCCCGTTTAAGATGAATGATCTGTTCAAACGGAGCGATTACCTGCTGTCCACCTCTAAAGTTAAACTTAACAAACAGATTCCCTGTATCGTCAATCCCGCTTTCACTTGATTCCATATAGGTTACAAAGCTAGAATTGAGAGGATAAAACCCCTCGATGTTCCCCATGTCATCAACCTTGATATAACCGAAGGCGTTGTTGTGGATCAGAAGATTCGTTGTTAATTTAAAAATAAACTCCGAAGAGTTCATGAATGGATTAGGTTGCCCCCCTAGTAGATTGGCAATGCCACTGTTCTGCGGAATCGTATCTCCGTTTATATACCGAATGTGCTTAACGTCTGCTTTGGCAACATGAATGGCAATCGCTCTAAGACATGCCCTCATAAGGTAGTTGTAATAACATTCTGTGTTGTTTGTATTTGAAACGACTGGAATATAGCCATTAAGCAGTCTGAATGATTTCAGATTTTGTGGTGGTGATTGCTTTTCTTTCCCAAAGATCGCTCCAAACATTGAACGTAAATTAATCAATACTTCACCTCTTTTCTTCCTATATAAGACTGTCAATTAACTCTTTGTTCCTTTCATAAACTACAAAACTATCCAAGAGCGACATCGCCCCATCAATAAAACCGCGACTGTGTGCTTTTACAGGTGTTATATTGTTGTTGCGGTCATACACGACAGCCACATTGCAGAGACAGTATTCCAAGAGTGGATTCTTGTTGTAGTTAATCCTTTTCATGGCTAAGTCTGCTCCTAGATGTTTTAACGGTTGACTTAGAGTCCTGGCCCCTTGGATCACAATATCCATAAGCCCATTAAAACCCTGCTGCTCCATTTCTTTAACCCAATATTGAGAGTTCCACTGGTCGTACCCAATGCCTTGAAAGTATAATCTGTAATCTTGTTTCATTCGGACAAACCACTGAGTAATATATGCGTAATCAATCCGATTTCCTGGTGTCAGTTCCAATAGACCCCTCTCAATCCATGCCTGATATACCACTCTTTTTGAATGTTCTGCTTCATCATAGGTCACTTGGGGCATCCAATACATTTGATGGCATAGAAACTTTCCTTCTGGCTTTGGAACTAGAATTGTCGCTGAGGTTAAGTCCGTTGTACTTGATAGGTCAACCCCACCAACACAGTAGGAATCTTTTATCTCATCAAGCCTGAATGTTTCTTCGTTTCGGATCGTGCTGTATTCAAGGAAAGCTGTAGAAGCTGTGCCTATGATATTAAAATCCTTGGTGAGCACTGTCGCTTTAAATGCAGGATCTGATATGGATTTATTAATGTTGTCTTGTAAGAATTCAAGGTCTTTAATTGTACCAAGACCAGGATTCGCTTTAATCCAAACCTCTGGGTTTTTGTAATCATCGCCTTTATCCAGTTCATAAAGAAATGCAATAAAACGCTCATCCTGAATCGTGCCCTTGATTGTATCAACTGCGTAATTGTACTGAGCATCAAAGATATTTTCTCTGACAAAACCTGCTGTTGTGATGCACCAAAGGAGTGGTTGCTTTCGGGATGCCATTGATTGCTTCATTACGTCATATAGATTCCTATCTTTACTCGCATGAATTTCATCCATAATGCAAAAATGTGTATTCAACCCATCCAGACCATTACTGTCACTCGCAAGAGGTTCGAACTTGCTGAAGTTGACAGAGAAATAAATGTCGGTACGTCGTTTCCCTAAGTGCCTACTGAGGAGTGATGATTGTCTTACGATATTAAGCGCCTCAGTGAAGATGATTTTCGCTTGGTCACGTTTATTAGCTACAGGATAAACTTCACTCCCACCTTCTCCATCTGCAATTAACATATAAAGTCCAATGGCTGCTAACATACTTGATTTTCCATTTTTACGTCCAATCAACGTAAATGCTTCTTTATACTTTCGATTCCCCTCCTGATTCACAAAGCCAAAGATGGTTTGAATCATAGCCTTCTGCCAAAGGTCTAATATAAATCGTTTGCCAATCCAGCGACCTTTGCTCTGCTTGCAAAAACGCTCGACGAAATCAATGGGCTTTGTGGCTTTGTCCACATCAAATATGTAACCATTAGGGTTATCTAAATCATGAGTAATTTTCTTATAGAGCATTTTTATGTGTTCGTTAACCACAATCTCCCCGCTTTGGATTTTGTCATAGTACTCTCGGATATAATTCATCCCTTCGCCTCTATTTCTTTAAGAACGCCAGTAGCTCATCTTCGGCTTCATCAGCGTTCTGCGATGGCAGGCAATCCATCAATTGTTTGATCGTACTTGTATAATTTTTAATCAGAGCATTGTATGTTTTCACAACTGGTCTCTCGCGGATCTTACGGGGTCTCGTTTTCAATATTTCAGATGTACCGTTCACCTTAATATCCTCTTCCAAATCTTCAATGGTGACTTGCATAAAAACTATCCGCTGGATGAGATTATTGGCAACAATCATTTGTTCCAATTGCACAGCCTTGAACAATTCCTCTAACTCTTCTTGAATTTGCTTATACCTTGATTCGTTATCCATTTTGTTCCTCCCAACTAAAAACACGCCCCAGATGAAGCGTTTCATTTCTTAAACACTATGTCGCCATTGGCATCAAAGCTCAGACCGTCACTTCTCTTGCTGTGATGCAGTTCATGGCATACCCTGCATACAAGTTTGAGGTTATCCCAGCCATAGCATTTGTCTGGGTTAGTTCTTACATCACTTGCAGTGATCGGTTTTATATGATGGACAATCTCACCAAGCGATCCGCAATCTTCACACAGTCCAAATTGGTCATTAAAAAAAGCATCGCGGCATTTCTTCCAAGCGGTGCTGGCATAGAACGTTCTTAATATACCTGTGCTCATATAGCCTCCTAAAAAATACTCTTCAAGTTTGATAAGTCCAATTGAAAAAGGAACCCCATTTGGAGTTCCATATGAATAAGCGTGCCCTGAAAATTGAGTTATTGCAGAAACTTAATGGTAATATCCGGCATGTATTTCCGAATTGCTGCAAAAGGGTCATTAATAAAATCCTGCTCATCATTTAACGCTTTTTCTAAGACACTTTTCTCAATAATTCGATATGGCTTAATAATTCCCATCGGATGATGCAACTCCGACGATAACACCCCACACTCAGTATCATTAACTTGCAAACCGTTAAGATGGAATGTGTATTCGCCAACTGTGCTTCCGTTTTCTGTGACCTGCAGCCCAATTTTGTTAGTGTTCCCAGCCAGGTACTTATCCACCATACCAAGGAAATGGGGATGTTTCCGTACTAGAGCATCATCCACTCTATTAACCATAGGAACTAGTTTATCCTTGATTAGGGTATCAACTTCATTCATATAGCTACCTCCTGCCTTTTAAATGTTCAATGATATGTTTCCCT